GGTCAATGGGGGATATGTTGATTGTATACGTTGTTGTTGGGTGATTGTTTGGATGTTTTGAGTGGTGTTGAGGATTGTAGTGTTGACAGTGTTGTTTGTGATCCTCCTTATGGTTTGAGTTTCATGGGTAAGAGGTGGGACTATGATGTTCCATCTGTTGCTATTTGGAAAGAGTGTTTACGGGTGTTGAAGCCTGGTGGTTATTTGTTAGCTTTTGCTGGTAGTAGGACTCAGCATCGTATGGCGGTTAATATCGAGGATGCTGGGTTTGAGATTAGGGACATGATTGCTTGGGTGTATGGATCTGGATTTCCTAAGAGTCATAACGTCAGTTGTTCTATAGATAAGATGGCTGGTCATGGTAATAGAGGTAGGTCTATACCTACTGCTAGTAGTTACCAGGCATCTGATGTGGAGCAGGAGAACAAGCTTACTAGTAATCCTGTTGGCCCGTATGAGCCAAAGACAGATGATGCAAAGGTTTGGAGTGGCTGGGGCAGTGCGCTGAAGCCGAGCATTGAACCCATTACTGTGGCTCGTAAGCCTTTGGATGGGACTATAGCTGAGAATGTATTGAAGTGGGGCACTGGTGCTATGAATATAGATGGCTGCCGTGTGCCTATGGATCAAGATGACTTTGGGAAGTTATCTCGTGGTGTGGATGCTATCCGTGAGCGTGGCGGATCCATGGAAAATAGCTGGAAGAATAGTAGCGACCTAAGTGGTGCTAACCCAGCTAGTCCGTTGGGTCGATGGCCAGCTAACTTTATACATGATGGTAGCCAAGAGGTATTGGATCTCTTCCCTGATGTCAAAGGTGGTTCATGGGTTAATACGGATGGCGCTCGTCATTTCAATAATAACGGGAAGAAGACAGGGTATATCGCTTCTGGTCGAAGCGATGCTTCTACAGGATCTGCTGCTCGCTTCTTCTACTGTCCAAAGGCTAATAAAGCTGATCGTAACGAAGGTCTAGAAGACTTTGAAGCACAGTATAACCGTGGCAGTGGAACGCATAACAATGGTCAAGGTAATACTAGGCTAGGAAACGCCGCTGAGAGAGCTGCTGGTATTACTCATGTAGAGTTACAGAAGGTAAGTAACCCACATCCAACGGTAAAACCTACCGACCTCATGCGTTACTTATGTCGGTTGGTTACTCAGCCTGGTGGCGTAGTACTGGATCCTTTCATGGGTTCCGGGACGACAGGTAAAGCTGCCATGCTTGAGGGATTCCGATTTATCGGTTGTGAGATGGATGAGGAGTACTACAAGATAGCGGAAGCCAGAGTAGTACATGCTTACAAGCAAAAAGACCACCCAAAGTAGGTGGTCTTTCTGTCGCTCATCAAGCACCAATCCAATAGTTGTTGATTAAACGTAGTCAGGATTGCTCCTGCCGTCTGTAGTTTACACTAGTCAAGGATTTCTTTACAACTGTTTCTATTCCGGAAACAGTTGAACTTGTAAGGATCTCTTACAAGTTGGCAAACAAAAAGACCACTACCGTATATGCACTTCGCCTGAGGGTGCTTACTCAGATGCATACTTGCCAGTGGTCTTTTCTGGTTGGACAGAAGGATTGTATATGAACCGGGTTTTCTGGAGACCTTTCTTATACAGAGAAGATTCTACCATCACTCTTTGTCTTTGGATTCTGCTTCTGCTATTTCTTCATCGGTAACCAATCGTGCTACAGCTTTAAAGGTTCCGTTCCAAGAAGCCATTGTCCATTGCTTTGGATCACCTGGTTTTGTACTATCAAACCACAAGATGGAGTCATCCTCAGCCATATTGAGCTGCTCAAGCAGTAGGTCAAAAATGTGCATGTCATGAATGCAGTCCATATCCCATACGTTGTGATCGTATGCTTCTCCTAATCCGTCATATTGTTCTGTTAAGCCAACCGTGCCTACCATGTTGATTTTGTATGTATGTACTGTCATTCCAATATTTCCCAATCAGTGGATACCAAATCCCTAGGTGTCAGATCAAGCGTTGTGTACGACTGTAAGTTGTAAACTTCTCCATCTGACATCATGTAAAAGTCAAATGTGTTGTATTCCTTTTCATAAATAACGTACGCATGATGTGTATCCCAGCTAATCTTACGTATACGCTTACCCATCATAAGTGCCTCGACCACTTCACTGAATTTCATTTCACTACCTCCCAATCATCGTGCAACATGTTCTGTATACTGCAGTTGTGTTCTCTGCATGGCCATCTATGTTTATGGCGTTCCCATGACAGCTCATTGTCAATGACACGGATTACCATGTCTTTCAGCCATATTGATCGCCTTATGGCTTTACCTTCACGCAATGCGATCAGTGCATCTACACCTGTCATCGTACTGACTCCCATGTAAGCGCAACCCAATCCTTGGCAAGCAAGTCTTGCAAGCTTAGATTGAGAGTGTATTCAATGACTTCGTAATCATTGCTCTTGCCAAACATGCACCTATGCTTTACGAACCAGGATTGTTCAGTGTCATAGTAATAGTAGAGGTGGTTTTTCCATGCGATGCGCTTGAATGGTAGTCCAGATGCAACAAAGTGTGAAATGCTATGAAGCGATGTACGCTTCAAGTTGACTTCGCCATTGCGATACGCTTGTTGGATTCTGTAGAAATGTGTGCTACTGATGCCCATAAGCTGCATGATCGCTTCGCCTTTGACACCTTGTTTCAACAGGCGATGAATCTTCTTGATGTCTGTGTCGCTGAGCTTCTTGCGCTTGTCCATTAGTCTTCGTACTCCAACTCGTAGTTGAAGTCCGTCAAGATTTCAGTAAGCTCTTGAAGCCATTCGTCTACATCCGTCGTCTCGATCAATTCTTTGACCATATCCAACACTTGTTGATGATGCTTTTCTGGTTTGATCGTGCCATGCTTTACGTTGCGCATTTCCTGCACGACTGCACCAATGGCAACTTGCTCATATTGCGCAATCTTCGCACCGTACCCATTGTCAGCGCAAACTTCGTATACTTCTATCCAATGGTCAGGAAAGTCAAATCCGTTGTCTTTTACAGTTATGTGTGTCATAACACTACCTCCCAGTCGTCCCTAAGTTGTTGTAATTGCCTATCGTATAAGTCAGATGCAGCTGGACAGAACACCGAACGGTTACCACCCACATAATGCATGACTAGATGATCTGCGTTAATTGCTGATAAACGCACAACCATCCCTGGCTCCCATGCTTGGCGCCTGATCCCACGGCCTTCAAATAACCGTGGATATGCCTGTGCAAATGTCATGCTTCGTAATCTGTCCAATCATTGGCAAGAAGGTCAGCAGATGAAAGCGTTGCATGGCCTTCAAATACACGGTTACCAGCGCCGTCAATGCGGTAACGAATGATGGATTTCTCTACCATCTGCAATAACCAACGAGCTTCAAACCGAGTAACCGGGTTTCCCTTCATTAACTCGACAAGCGCCCATGTAAAACCTTGTTTCTTGTTCGACATATGCCTCACTATTCCCCGTGGTAGCATCAAAATGCGTTACACTATTCTATAACAAGTGGTGGTTGTATAGCAAGGAGAATGTTTTTATGGACAATAAGTGGATGTCTTACATCTGCGGTGATGGTTGCTGCGAGCGTATCAGCACAAAGGAAACCTACAACTACGTCAATGGCGCTCTCGGTTACTACCGTGACGAAATAGACAGCGTCTTACTGCAAGCCAAGGATAAGTTGAGTAACACTTTTGTTGAGGTGTATGACCGCATCATTGATCTTCTTGCTATGGCTCACAAGCCAGACGTGACGGAGCTTCAAGTCCAGATGTTCTACAGAGAAATCATCGACTTGTTACAGGATCCAGAGAAGCAGGACAGATACGCTGAATCCGTAGAGGATGACGTAGAAGCGGCGCAGGATGCTGCCATATCTGCCACATTGATGTTCTATCCTCCTGTAATCGTTGCATACATGGGCGCAAAGCCAGCGCGTGTCATGAAGCCAAAGATTCGCACTCCAGAGAAGAAAGAATTCAACACTGGGTTTAGCTTTGGCGGTACACGCATCAGTGACTTAGTAAGACAGACGTCAACAGATACATTTACTCGCTATATTGTTAGGCTGACTGAGAATGCATCGAATCCAGATGTAACCAGGGAAGACTTTATACGCGATGTAAACGAAGCGATTGATGTCATTGATAGCTACGCTGAGAATATATCAACGACAGAGATTATGGAAACTTCACGTAGCGTTGTGCAGCGGATCAATAGGCTAAACCCAAACATTGTTCGTGGATATCGACGTGTCGCAGTCATTGATAATAAGACATGCGTGGGATGCTTGGCGCTACATGGCAAGATCTACGCAACAACGGATGATTTTGAATCACATCCACGGTGTAGGTGCATGCTTGTGCCTATATCGGCTACATGGATGGATTATGCTGGTGTTCGTGGTGGCGCAGTGCCGACCGACCTTTCTAGGGATGAATTAATCGCTATGCTCCCACGGGAAGTATTGGCTGATATTCTCGGCCCGGCAAGGTTAGCACTGTATGACTCCGGTGTGTCGGTGGATCGTATGATATACATAGAACAGACAGAGGAGTATGGCCAGCTCATTCGCATTACTCCTCTTTCTATCTTGCGTGAGCAAGGTCTCCCATAACTAATCTCCCTTTATTAGGGCATCTTCGGATGCCCTTTTTTTGTGCTATGGCGTGGTTCAAGTCTATGCACTTGCTATCTGTCAGCAGTTAACACGCATTACTACACACACCAGATTATGTGTCAATAATCGAAATATGACAGTAATCGAACACATAACCGGATCTACCGTAAAGATAGCCTTGATGTCTGACTTGCACATCGGATCACTGCATACCGATTACAAGCTGATTGACGATGAGTTGAAGCGAGCAAAAGAACAAGACGCGCTTATTGCAATCAATGGCGACGTATTTGACGCCATACTTCCTGGTGACAGGAAGCGTTACCGCGCTAATAACTTGCATCCTCGCATGTACTCAGCTGGCGACGACATGATTGGTGAAAGCATCAGATGGGCTGCTGAGATACTTGAGCCATATGCAGATCGCATTATTATGATTGGCGACGGCAACCACGATGATAGCGTTGCTAGATTCCATCACATCGAGCCAGTAAAGCACCTATGTATTTTGCTTGCCAAGGAATCAGGCAAGTCTATTGCGTATGGTGGCTACCACGGATTCCTACACTTCAAGATGTCTATAGGTCATGATGCAAAGCGTGGATTTGGTCATTATGTAATCCACTACCATCACGGAGCAGGAGGTGGAGCGCCCGTAACAAAAGGCGCTATTACCTTCTCTCGCGCACAGATGTGGCTTGAAGGAGTAAACGCAATCTGGCGTGGGCATACACACAATCGACAGGCTGGACGTGACGGCAAGATTGTCTTTGATACATCCAAGGTAAAGCTGGAAAACCGTGTCAATCACAAGGATGTACTTACGATCCGCACGGCAGCTTACATGGATACATATGTAGGAACAACATCAGACCACCTAATGGAGCATGGCCGTAAAGATAACTACGGAGCACTCATGGATGGTAGTGCGCTACCAAAAGGTGGAATGATGTTGGAGTTAGAGTGTGTTGACGATCAACAAAAGAACAAACGCGAGCTTGTAGTCAACAGTAGATTGATTATCTAACCAGTACTACCGAAGCCGCCTAGGCGTAGGGTCTCGTTTGTGCCTACCTGTCCCTTGTGTTCAAAGAGTACGCATTGAGCAATGCGTAGTCTCGGCTGGATGTATACAGGTGTTGATCCACAGTTAGCCAAGATTACCTGTATCTCGTGACCGATGAAGTCAGCGTCAATAATGCCTGGTGCATTCAACACGTAGATTCCGTGGTTGATTGCCAGCCCCGACCTACTACAGACCGCGAGTAAGTAGTTATCTGGCATGTCAGTAGTAAGGCATACACCTGTCGGAATAAGCATGCGTTCACCAGGATGTATTACGCGCTCCTCGCCGATACATGCCCTTAAGTCGTATCCGGCTGACCTAGTCGTCTGTTGCTGAGGAAGGAATACTTCCTCGTCTGTGTTAATAAGTGCAAAGATGTTCATTATTTCCCCCACATAGCTGCATAGATTGTTGGTAACTGTTCTTCGATTATGAGCTTGACGTCTTTAGCAATCTGTCTGTGCTCCCACTGCGTGTCGTCCTGCGTACGCAGATCAACGTAGTGAAGCCAGTCTCTGATGTTGCCAGCCATGTACATCCGCGTTTCGGTTGACATAGGCAAAACCATACGTGCTGTTTCTGTAGCAAATCCCTGTTCTAGTAAGTCGTTGTATACGGTAAATGCCTCTGTGATTGCGTCATCTGCCCGTATGAGGACTTGTTGCTGTTGATTAGTTAGTTCTTCCCACTCAGGCAAAGGCAAGCTAGATTGACGATTGTATGTGCCAGACAACCTTTGCATACTAATGATTTTTGGTGGCTCGATTGGCACTGAGGCATACCTTTGCGAAAACTCTTGGAAACTAAAGCTTTTATGTCGCAGGATCTGCGCTGCAATGGCGCGGGATGTTTTTATCTCGACAACCATGTGTGCCATTTCAAAAATACTCCAATGCTTGTGTGCAATGCAGTACTTTAGAAGTTTGGTAATTTCTGGGTTGTTTTGATTTGGTGATGAGACCCGTGCGCAGTAAGCGATGTGTCGTTCTGCGTCTGGCGTAATTGTTACAAGTTTAGCAATGTTCATTTATTCGTTTTCCAATCCAGCGCATGACAGGTACAGCCATGCTGTTACCGATGGCTTTGTATCGTTGCCCGTCTGGCGTGTTAGGCAATATGTCTGTCCAGCCGTCAGAAAATCCCTGTAGCCGTTCACACTCTACGGGTGTAAGCCTTCGTACAGCCATGCCATGCATTATCTGTTGGTCTTGTGTGGTCGATAATGTGAACACCTTTTCATCTGTACCTAGATATCCTTTGTCTCCACCTTCACACCCACCACGTATTTTGAATGCATGGGCTGGATGCGCTACACCGTGAACCCCGGTAGCGTTTAGCGTGTACATCGGACCACCTACCGTGTATCCATCACCGTTACCGCCATTGCTTGGTTGCCGTCCGATGGTGTTCTCTGCAAGGGCTATTGGTTGAATAACCATAGGCGTGTTGCGCCCACTAGCATTTGAGTTTGTGCCTAGTGTGCTGGCTATCGGGCTTGTTCGCAACTCACCGAGTTGGTTCTGTGCGAATGACTCAACGACAATATCAACCGATCTAATATCTCCCGTATCAAAGCAGTTGAGCGTGTTGGTTACGCCATCAGGAACCCATGTCTCAAAGTCATCAGCGCTCTGCGCTCTGCGTGACTTACGGAAAGTGTGCTGTACCAGTGGTGTATTACCGCCACCTGTACCCCATCGTGCAGCTACCGTAGGGCTTGGGTCAACTGGGCCGGTTATCCTTGAATCATTTGGATAGTTTTCATACATCACTGTCCTTTGGATGCCGTTTGCATCAGAGCTTGATGCAGGGCTGGAGGTAGACTTTTGCCCCTTGCGGTTGCCCTTCGGAGAATCCCCTCGCAAGCTTTCTGGCTCAAATAATACTTTGGCTGCACGTCTGCTGTCCCCTGAAGAATGTGCGACAACAAAGACTCTTCTACGTCTTTGGGGCACTCCAAAGTATTGAGCGTCAAGCACTCTGTAGGCGAACCCATACCCGAGTTGCCCCAACGCCCCGAGGAAGGAACCAAAATCCCGTCCTCCGCTGGATGACAAAACACCGGGGACGTTTTCCCAGATAACCCATTTGGGGCGGTAGTGGTCAACCATTGCAACGAATGTGAGTGCAAGGTTTCCTCGTGGATCATCAAGCCCTTTGCGGAGTCCGGCAACGCTGAAGGACTGGCAGGGAGTCCCTCCAACGAGAACATCAACTGCACCTCTTTCAATATCCCACTCCCTAAACTTCGTCATGTCACCAAGGTTAGGCACATGCGGAAAGTGATGAGCCAAGACCTGAGATGGAAACTTTTCGATTTCAGCAAAAGCAACAGGAGTCCATCTCAGGGACTCCCATGCTACGGATGCAGCTTCAATGCCACTGCATACAGACAAGTAACGCATTAGCGAATACCGAATGCTTTCAGCCAGTTTGTGCGTTGCGGTTGACGAGACTCAGCAACATGTGTCTTGATGTCTTTTGCTGCTTGATCAAGCGTTCTTTCAATCTCTGGTCGAATCGCACCTTCAATGCCAAGGTACTTTGCTTCACACGACGCGCTGATGACAACTTCCAATAGTTGTTTGACTCTCTGTTGACGATTTTTCATATTCCCCTCCTGTTTACACAGTCAGGGAATCATACAATGGCGGTAACAAATAACGCAAGTAAGTGTGATGTAACTCACAGTCGTTACATGTATGTTAGAAGTTTAGCTTAATGAAGCCACCGTGGAGCCCTAACTCATCCCAATCTCGGACTTTAGGGTAGTAGCCATCGCCGTCACGTTCATCACCGAAGAAGTTTTCTGGGCATGTATTGCCTTCGATCGTTAGTACCCCGGTTCCATCTGCGCGTACTTTGTCGATCTGTCCCATGTGAGCATGCCTGTTTAATTGTCGGAACCAGAAGCATGCAAGATCACCTTCTTCTAGCACATGTGGTTGTGTGCGAGCTGCAGAAACAGGAATCCAATAACCATTCTTCTTAGCCCATCTAACGTAGTCAGGCGTGTAACCTGTCCTTGGCATCGTCTCGTCATACTTGACGCCTAGTGATGTCGCAGCTTGCTTTAGTCGAAACCTGACAACGGCAACGCACCAAGGATTCCCTGGAGGAAGCGATGGCACACAAGAAGCCAAGTAAGCTTCTACCGCCTTACCACGGTTATTGCCTTCTTCACGAACGCCAAGGTTTAGTCTAGCAAACTCAATTGACTTGAGTGCGATTGGTCTATCAGACATTTTTCTTTCCTCCAAAGTAGGGCTTGCCGTTACCGGATGCGATGATTTCTTCCGACAATCCTTTTGTTGTAACTCCTACCTGCATGTAAACATTACCGAGTAACCGACCGTATTTATCAGCTTTGTGCTCAATGACATTTAGTATGTAAAGCGCAGTATCGTGTGTTACTAGAGATTCAACAAACTTCTTTGCAATGACGCCTTCCGGAGTATTCTTTTCTGGTGCGTTGACACCATATAACCTGATGTGTTTATCGCTAAGCCAGATGCCAAAACCTAAGTCAACGTCGGCAACAATCGTGTCGCCGTCAATTACTCTCTTTATGTTTAGCCCGTACTCGTACATTAAGTTTCCCTTTTGCTCTCAAATCAAGCAGTCGCTGCCTGCGTCCTTCGCGGAGTGCTCGCTTGCGCTCATTGTCTCGCTGGTCAGCAATATGATCTGCCATAGCAATTAGCTTTGATAGATTCTCGCGCATACCAGGCAGGTTAGACTCAATCATTATTGACATTGCCTGAAGAGATAGTGCCTCGTCCCTGACCTGCTTTAGTTGATTTCTGTTCAATGTGCTAAGCGGTCTTAGCGTGATCAAGTGATGGGCATACAGTGGATTACTAATCAGGATCAGCCTGCGTATAGTCTTTACGAAACCTTGGTCTTTGATAATGGCAAACAGGTGGTCAGGTAATCGTATGCATGTCTTTGTGTACGCTTCACAATGATATTCTGTCGGCCATGCACCAAAGTCGTCTTCTGCGCCTGTCATTTCCTTTGTCATACAGATAGGTTGCGTCGCGGTGTACCCATGTATGCTTGGTTGTTTGCTAATTTTTGCGTCACGCATAGGTAAAGTGTATAGTAAAAAAACCTTAGTTACTAGGAGATACACATGGAACCCGTGTGGCAGTTTGATACGGTGAATGGTGCTGAACGCATTGTTCGCCTACATGTTGGATCGGAAGTAAAAGCTATCGTTCATCTTTCGCCTTCGTCGTTTGTGGCAAACGTTTACGATGAGACGAACGCTGGTCAAGAAGTATTTACGAAGTTGTGTGAAGCCCAGGATTGGGTATTCTCGAAGTTGAACCTTACTGGTGCGCATGAAACCAAGCATGAGTTTGACGTGGACGCTGTTCAGCCTGTGGATGAGAACATCCCGCAGACACCAAAGCCACGCAAGCCAAAGGTTTCCGCTCCTAGTGAAGGATAACAGTCACTACGAAAAGTATTCGCTACGTCCAACCGACGTAGCGGATTCTTGGGGGTTGAATAGATACCTCTTCACGGCAATCAAGTACATTCAGCGCCGTGGTCAAAAAGCTGGATGTACCTATCACGGGGACTTAGCAAAAGCCATTTGGTACTTGGCTAAGGAATTTACGGGAAGCGATGACGCAGCTGAAGAAGTCAAAAAAGCATGCTGGCGTCTCAAGGAGTTAATCGAGTTAGATGATGAATCAAGTAGCACTGGTGGGCAGGATAACTAAAGACCCATCATTCGTAGGTACAGGCGCAACGCCACGCTGCAACTTTTCTGTCGCTGTTGATCGCCCATACATGAAGGACAAGGAAAAGCAGACTGACTTCTTTGACTGTGTCGCATGGGGTAAGACTGCAGAGTTTGTTGGTAAGTACCTCGAGAAAGGACGTTTGGTAGCCGTGACTGGACGCATCGAAATCAACGTAGTGCAAGCTATGGATGGTAGTCAGAAGCGGTTTACAAACATTGTGATTGCCAATGTATCTCCTCTGACAAAAGGCAATCGCGAGGATGCGCCGGCTGGTGGTGGTGCACCGGTTGATGTGTCGGACATTGAGGATCCATTTGCTTAATGTCTAAGCACGTAGCCAACGAAAACTTACTGCAACGTGAAGCATTCGAGACTTACTACAGTCTAGGCGACACTAGAGACCGTAGTCTCCAAAAGGTAGCGGATAAGCATCACGTATCAATACAGACTGTTCGTAGTTGGCGGCGCAACTTTAGTTGGGAAACAAGGACACTTCAGCGTGATGCTGAGGTGTCTGCCCAATTATCAAAGTCGTCTGTTGCATCAGTAGCCGTAGCCAAGGCTGCATACATCGACATTATTGACGATGCTATTGAGCAATGGAAACAAAACCTGTCCCGTGGCGAGATACGCCTCGAAAAAACCGACGATCTGGAAAAGATGGTCAAGCTACGGTTACTCCTTGCTGGAGAGAACACGGAGAATGTTGGTATTGGCCCAAGTGGTCAATGGCGTGTTCTGGCTGAGCAGTATGGCTTGTCACAGGAAGAGATTCTAGCGGAAGCTCAACTTATTGCAGCCAAGCCAGATGATGCGGAGGAGGCAGAAGTCATTGAGTAGGATTCAAGAATCTGCCGCTACATCGGCATTGATGGCGGAAGCAGCCAAGCGAGCATACGAGAAAAAAGTCAGTGCTGCACGTATCAGCCTTACTGAGTTTGCTGGGTTCATTGACCGCAAGGCTGCCGAGCAATACAAGGCAAAGCACCTAAAGGCACTAGCAAAAGAACTTGAGCTTGTAGAAAGTGGTCATGTTGATCGCTTGATGGTGTTCATGCCACCTAGACACTGGAAGTCTTCGACAGTATCAGAGAAATTTCCTGCATGGTTTCTAGGACGCGATCCACGGCGTACTATCATCCACTGTTCCTACTCTAATGACTTGGCTGAGCAGTTTAGCCGTTCTGTCCGTGACACCATACAGAGTAACCGTGACTTTGCTGCGGTATTCCCTGATTGCCAGTTAGCAACCGACCAACGTAACGCACAGACGTGGGCGCTTCTATGGGCACACCGAGCAACGTATCGCGCCGCTGGTGTAGGCGGTGGTATTACCGGACGTGGTGCTGACCTTATCCTTATTGACGACCCGGTAGCAGATGAAGAAGCAGTCTGGACTGAGGATAGGCGCGAGAGTTTATGGCGCTGGTATCAGTCTAAGCTTCGTACTCGTCTTGAGCCTGGTGGTCGCATCATCCTGATTATGACTCGGTGGCATGAGGATGACCTAGCTGGTCGTCTTATTGAAGAGATGAAACATGCTGGTGAACAATGGAAGATTGTAAGCTTCCCAGCAACCGCAGAACCTGATGGTGCGGAGACAGATTCTCTTGGTCGTAAGCATGGCGAAGCATTATGGCCTGAACGATACGACGTGAAGGAGCTTGCCGGGTTACGTGCGGCTGTCAGTGAGCGTGTTTGGAATAGTCAGTATCAACAGCGACCAAGTACCCAACAAGGCAACATGATTCTTGCCGACAATATCCTTGAAGGCAATCCACCTGAATGTACACACTATGTACGTGCATGGGACTTAGCATCTACGAAAGGCAAAGGTGACTACACTGTTGGTGTTCTTCTTGGTTTAGGTACTGACGGACATTACTGGATTCTTGATGTTGTTCGTAAACAGTTAGCCACCAATGAGCGCGATGAGATGATTCGCGTTACTGCTATGGTTGATGGCATGGAAGAGACTATTCAGCGGTTTCCACAGGATCCTGGTGCAGCTGGTAAATCATTGGTTGCAAGTATAACGAGAATGCTGGCGGGGCATAGATTGAGATTTAAACCTATATCCGGAGACAAAACCATACGTGCTGATCCAATGTCAAGTCAAGTAAACCAAGGTCATTTCCGCATGGTAAAAGCCGAATGGAATAGTATAGTAGTGGATGAATTGAAGATGTTTCCCAATGGGCGACACGACGATATCGTTGACGCACTAGCGGACGCATTTACAACGCTGGCTGAAGAAACTGCCCGTCGGCAAGTTACTGTTAACTGGGATGTATTCTAAGCAAGTGTATAGACTTGACGAGAGTTATCTGATTTAGTTATGGATTTTATATCGGTCTGTATACTTTTTAGCGAGGCATAATGGCATTCTGGGATAAAGCTTTACAAAGACTTGGCATCAAGAAGATCAATGAGTTATCCATTGGTGACGACACACCACTGCCACGTTATGCCTACGGACAATACATCAGTGGCTTTCAGTCATTCTCTGACCTGTTATCTCCATATCGAACACTAGATCCTGCACAAGCCAATGAAGGTCGAGACAATGCTATTGTTAGCATCTGCGTAAACTTCATCGCTACGTCATGGCAACAAGCGCCTGTGTCAGTAGGTACAAGAGATGGTGTCAACTACAAAGGACTTGAGAAGCAACATCCGCTAGAACAGTTAATAGAGTTTCCCAACGACAACTACGGCGGCACACAGTTGATGTGGTCTGTTCTTACTGACTTAATCCGTAAGGGCAACGCATATATTTATGTCACGCGCGATCGCAGCGGAATGCCGATTCACCTGTCTTGGGTTCCAGCTCGCTGGATTAGACCTATACCAAATCAAAATGGTTATTTAGCGCACTACGAGTATTCACCATTTGGCGAAGTTCTAAAACTTAAAAAAGAAGACGTTGTACACATTAAATATGGAATTGACGAGCGCCTACCTTTGCAGGGTGTTTCACCGCTTGCGCCGTTGTATAGGGAGATTATTACCGATAACTCCTACAGTGACTTTAGTGCTGGACTCGCTTCCTCCGGTGGTGTACCTCCGGTCGTATTTACCCCCAAGATCCTAAAACTTGAAGGCGGCGAGCAAGCCGCACCGATGACTCCTGAGCAAGCAGACAACATGACTCGTCGCTTGCAGGAGAAGATGAGTCGCGAGCCAGGTAAGCCAAGGTTTATCCCAGGCGCTCTTGACATGCATCAATTGGGATTCAAGCCAGATGAGATGGCGCTAAATGATGTGCGATCAATGCCTGAGACACGCATACCTGCGGCACTAGGATTAGATCCATTGTCACTTGGTTTATGGACAGGTGTGCAACGCGCGACATTCAACAACAAGCAAGAATCTATCAAGCAGTCATGGCGTGGTGGGATTATCCCACTTATGAAGCTTGTTGCGTATGAGTTGACTCGCAAGGTGTTGCGCACATATCCTGACAGTGAAGACCTTTGGGTGTTTTACGATACGTCAGGCATTCTTGAACTTAAGTCTGATGTGCTTGACAGCAGGCGTGAAGCTAGGGCAGACGTTCTTGCAGGAATCATTACGGTTGATGAAGCACGTGAAGAAGTTGGGCGTGAACTATCGTTCCATGAAGCGATGCAAGCCGACATGGAATCTGTTGATGCGCGTACGGAATACTTGGCGACTACTGAAGCGCCAACTGTTACACCGTCACTAGCAAGTACAAAACCACGGAGTGAAGATATCTCGCGTCGTGAACAGGCAAGTGAGGAAATACATATTCCGTCCCCGTCGGACTTGAAAAAGGTTGGTGGATCAAGTGAATAACGAAGTCTTGTGTTGGATTGGGGACGCAGTCAAAGCATCCTCTGACGGTAAGTTTGCTGGATACCTTGTACGGTTTGACGACCAAGGAAGCGCAAACGACACTACTGGTGAATACTTTACACGCAACACTGACTTTGGACGTCCTATGAAATCCGGTGATGTGTTTGACCTAAACCTTTATTACGGACATGGATTTACCGATGTATTCGGCAATCAGGTTATCGGTCATGGCAAAGTAAAGATGGATGATGCTGGTCTTTGGTATGAAGGTCAGATTGAAATAAACAACAAGTACATGGCGAAGGTTGCACAGTTATTGAAAGAGGGACGCCTTGGACTTTCTAGCGGTGCTGCTCCTCATCTGGTTTCTTACAATCGTAAGAGTGATGCTCGCAAAGAGATTCTTTCATGGCCGATTGCGGAAGCATCGCTAACTCCTTGTCCAGCTGAGCCACGTAACCAAGTTATGCCAGTAAAGTCATTGATTATGGATGCGGTAAAGGAAGAAAAGACATTTAAGCCAACGGCAGGCATGAAGGTAGCTGCTAAACGTGCTATTGCTTGGCGTGAGGCAGGTAGACCAGGTGCTACGGCAGTTGGATGGGCTAGAGCCAATCAGATTGTCAAAGGCGAGTCACTGTCTGCACAAACGTGCCTTCGCATGTATTCATTCTTTAGTCGTCATGAGGTAGATAAAAAGGCTACTGGCTTTAGTGCAGGCGAGGAAGGTTATCCATCCAAGGGACGCGTTGCATGGGATGCGTGGGGTGGAGACGCTGGATTCTCCTTTGCTAAGAGATGCCGTAACACTATTATGAATAACAAGAGTATGTTTGGTGCTTATGACCCAGATGATATGGAAGAGGAAGAGGACGATGAGGAAGAGTCCTCTAAGGCTGAAATGGAATCTGAAGACGAAGGCATCCCGGAAGACGAGTCGGGAGAAGAAGCCGAAGACAGCGGAGCACTAGGCAGCATTGACGATGAAATGTCGTTGTATGGCTTACAGATGTTGTTTGGTAGGTTGATGTCCTACATTGCAAACAACCCGGATGAGCCAGAGATGGTTGGAGAAGCGTTGGATGAATTCGCAGACAAAGCAAAAGTTTTGATTTCACACATTGACGCTATGGGCGAAGACTTTATGAGTCAAGTCAAGTCTGTACAATTGACAACGGTAAGAGACTTTGAGAAGTGGTTGCACACTAGTGGACGCTTCTCTAAGAGCGATGCAAAGATAATTGCATCACAAGGCTGGAAGCAGCGGGATGTCGCGAAAGCCGAATCACAGTCAGCATTGGTGGAAGCTCTGAAGGCTAGTGCTGATATTGATAAAGAAATCTTTGAGCTATCAATCAAGTAAGGAGAGATCACATGGATCTTAACAAGATTGTCGATGGTATCAAAGCCAAGTCGGCAGAACGCGATCAGATTCTCGCTAAGTCTGAGTTTAGTTCTGATGACCTGGCAAAGGTAAAGTCGATTAACGACCAGATTACAGTTGCTAAGCAACAGTACGAAGCTGTCAAGGCTGCACAGGATGAGAAGGCTTGGTTCTCTGAGCCAGCAAACGAACTTCCTGGCAACGTCATGTACACCAAGGCTGGACACACCGATGTAGCACGTTCACGTGAAGAGATGGAAATCAATCACGTTGGCGAAGGTACATTTACCAAGTCTGTCTGGGAGCACATGAACTCCAATGCTTACAAGCAAGCATTCGGCGAGTATCTCCGCAAGGGTGTTACTGGTCTTGGACGCACTGCACTAAAAGACCTTGAAGTCGGTCTTGACCCACAGGGTGGATACTTTGTTACACCTGAAATCATCAACCGTGTTGTAACCCGTCTGGCTACTCCTACACGTGTTGCTGGTCTCGTAACGCAGCTTTCGACAAGCCGTGATGCTATTGAGATGCCAAAGGTCAACTATGTTGATAGCAACGACATCTACAGCACAGGATTCCGTGTCACGTATACTGGTGAAACACCTGCTACCGACGAAGGACTTGTGGACGATGCTGACCTGTTCGGTCAGACTCGTATCGATGTCTACACCGGTATGATGAAAAGCCGCATTACCCGCAACATGCTGGAAGATGCTGCCATCGACATCCAGGGATGGATTGCTGACAAGTTCGATGAGACCATCGCACTTGAGCGCGATCGTATGATTCTTAGTGGTTCCGGTGTAAACCAACCACTTGGTATCCTCTCTGCTATCGGCACTGCTGATGCACCACGCATCGTCAACTCTGGTAACGCATCTGCGTTGACGGCAGATGGTCTTATTGATCTCATCGACACGCTCCCAGAACAGTATTCAGAGAACATCAAGGTTGTCATGAATAAGGTTTCAACGAAGCGTTCCGTTGATAAGCTCAAGGACTTGCAGAACCGCTACCTGTTTGCCTATGGTTATCAGGATTCCGGTCTTGCTGGCTCCCGTGTTGACACGCTTCTTGGCTACCCTGTTGTTTACAGCGGATTCATGCCAAACGTTGCAGCCAACGCATATCCAGTTATCTCCGGTGACTTCTCCGGTTATTACTTGGTAAACCGACTTGGACTCTCCGTACAGGTTCTCCTTGAGAAGTACGCAGAGAACAACAAGGTTGGACTTGTTGGACGCTTCCGACACGGTGGACGTCCAGTGGAACCATGGAAGCTGATTGCTCACAAGGTATCTGCATAGTGACATAGGGGAGGAGTAACATCCTCCCCGATTGAAAGGAAACGATTATGGTTCTTCGCCAAATCCAAAAAGAGATTTACCACAAGCGCATGAAGCCAGATGGTACCAACTTTGTTGGTGCAGCTGGTACTACCGCTATTACCAGTGACAGCATTGACGTTGTTGGATTCAACAACATCTGCTTCCAGTTGGCAATGGGCGCTATTGTATCTGGTGCTGTTACAAGTGCTAAGCTTCAGTGGTCTGACGACAACACCACCTTTACTGATGTAACCGGTGGAAGTGTTACAATCGCTGACACGGATGACAACAAGATTGTCTTCTTCGAGGTGCACAAGCCAAAGAAACGCTACTTCCGTATCGTTACTTCCCGTGCAACTCAGAACGCAACGGTTGACTACCTTGACGCTAAGTTGTGGAATGCAACACAGGTTCCTGTGACGCAGGATGCAACGACTGTCGAAGGCGGCATCTTCCTCAACGGCGGATCGTAGTTATAGGCGGTAGACGTGACACAGATAGAAGCAATCAACTGGCTGACGACATACGCTGATGCCAACATTGATCCGGTACTTTCTCCGGATGAATTAGTGCAACTGGTCAATCGGTACAAGATTGCTAATGACTGGGCAGCGTCTACCGCTTTCAACGGAAATTACCGAATCAAGGTAGCCACAAACAATCGCCTGTATAGGTGTATTGAATCTGGCACTACTGGTGCAACCGAACCATCATGGCCTACTTTACGTGCTAGTAGAGTAGGCTATGTTGTGACAGACAACACGTGCTACTGGCAAGATGAAGGCGATGCGCCAACAGACAACTACGACTTGTCTGGTCTTGCTAAGGCAGCATGGACATTGAAAGCCTTGAAGTGTGTAAACGATATCAACACTTCGGATGAATGGCTTCAACTCGAACTACAACAGCGACATGCTCATTGTGTACGCATGGCTAACAGCTTTATGGATATGTGGGTACCGTGATACCTGCAACGCCTGGCAAAGGCATGATGGGCTACTTGACTACGCAGATGCAGGCACGCTTGCTTACTGACACTGCGTATGCGCTTAGACCAGTCAACACAGGCCCAACAACAAGTATTGGATCGGCTAACGTTCAGTACACGCTTGTACCGGCGCCGGGTGGTTATAAGACTTTCCCTTGTCGTGTGAGATTGCCACGGCAGGCACGTAACGAGGAGTTTGCGGGTAAGAAGACGCAACCTTTGTACGATGCCGAGATTATCCTTCCTGCTGATGCAGAAGTTACACAGTACGACAGACTACGTGTAAATAATATTGATTATCACGTTACGGGTAGTGACCCAGGCAGGACAGACGCAGTTTTCATTACCGTGAAAGCGGAAAGGCGTAAAGCATGAAACTTGCGTACAGTCGGCTGATTTGGGTTATTATCGGCAGTTTCTTTGCTAGTGCTTTACCTGCGTTTAATCAAGCATGGGAAGGTATGCCGATCAAAGACGACGCAACATTCGGGCATGTTATGAAGGTGACTAGCATTGCAAGCATAGAAGCTTTGCGAGCTGGTGTGCCTGCTGTGATTACAGCACTGATTGCGTTCTTTATGCGTCAGGATGCAGATGTGCCAGCGTTTAAAGGCGACATAAAGACAGAGATTGAAGCAGCATTGCGCAAAGATATTGAAACCCAGATACTCTCCCGATACACGGCAGCGGGAAAGGAAGTCTAATGAGTTTAGAAGTTTGGCATTTGATTGTGGCGGTATTGACGCTATTGTTTCCTATGGTTGTTGTAGGTGTTCAAACTGCTATGGGTTTTGCTCGCATGGATGAACAGCTCCGTGGTATGCGTGATGAGATACATGAAGTCAAGACTCGTGGCAACACGATAGAAACACGCTTAGGTAAGATTGAAAGCCGTGTGTCAAACATCGAAGGGCGTATGGGACAAGCAAGATGAATAACACGATGCCTTTTAAGGGTGTGCAGGCAAACAGCCTGAAGGTGGGCAAATGAACCTGCAAAACTTCCGGATTGAAAAGGAACCTGCGCCTTCTACTGATTGGCGTGTGTTTGGTGACATCGAGGACGATAACGGGAATACCCTCGGCACGTTTGGGCAGGATGGAACGAGCGTTAATGTCTGGTGGGTTCAGCAGGATGAGCAGTTCCAGTATGGGATTGTGCAACAGTTTGCGGTGATTATGGCGCAGCAGATTGTAGCGGGGACAGCTGAATAATGGCTACTTATTACGTTAGGACTGACGGCAGTGACAGTAACGCTGGCACTGGCCCTGCTACAAATCAGGCGTGGCAGACTATAACTAAAGCGATAGGTGCTACGGGTATCGCTCCGGGAGATACTTTGTATATTGCTCCGGGTGTATATCGTGGCATTTTCACTGCTGCGTTTACAAATCCTGCAAATGAAGGACAGCGAGTAACTATAGCGGGTAATCCAACTGCGTCACAGTTTAGTGGTATCAATGCTGGCCCAGTTGTAATTACAAACTTTTTGACTAATACAACAATAAGCGCAGGTAATGTTTTTGTCATTGATAAAGACTATGTGACAGTTCAGGATATTTGTTTTACTGGTAACAATCCTGGTGGATCACCTTATTACAATATCTGGGCATCAACATCTGTTTCGCTTATTATGTCAAGATGTCTAATGTATCAGCCTACATCTTCTACCGAATTGTACTTTGCATACTTTGCTGCAAAAGCTGGTGGTGTAGGGCCTAATATTAGCCGATGCGTGTTTCTTGGTGGAGGCATCACACTGCAAGGCTTGACGCATTCGGGAACTTGGAATAGTCAAACTACCGTCACTGATTCTATTTTTATAAACCAGAATACGTATTTTCAGACAAATAATGCAGTGCGATTACAATCACAAACATCTGGACAGCATGGTGGCGTGAAGATTATAAACTGCTATCTGTCGGCAGGTGCAGGTGTTATCGGTCAATCGCAGATGAGTACGACGCACCCATCATTGGTGCAAAACTGTTTGATTGAAGCACCAGTTGGCATATCTGCCCTAACAAATAACGGTCAAATTACACAGTCATACAACGTGATTCAGTCATCAACCCCATTGACCAACGTGGCAAGCAGTGGGACAACGATTACAAATGGATTTGCTACCATCAATGGTTCAATTAGTAAAATCCAAGGATGGGCAGATTATCCATTTATATCTGCATTGGCCTCAGCCCAAGCAGGTATAAACAGCGGCATAAACACAAACAGTCTTGCGGCTGACATTTACGGTACGTCGTGGCTGACTCCTACAACTCCAACGATTGGCGCATCAGAATTTGCAAGTTACACGCCATCAAGTCAGTATCTTCCAACTGAGCGCAACGCATCAACCATCACAATCGCTCCCGGCTCAACCTCACAATCCATCGAACTGTACCTTGGTGCTACAGGCCTGACAGCCTCTACCTCTGGTCTCTCAGCGTATTACAACCGTACACGTAGTGCAGATGTACAGATACCTCTCGTTGCTCGCACAATAGGGCAAGCGTGGACTAGCGGTGGATTTGCTGAAGTCAACGCTAACACGATGCCTGGTGTTTATCGTTTGGATATTCCAAACGAGGCTTTAGCTGCTGGTGCTGATGACGTTACCGTTGTTGTCAGAGGAGCATCTGGTACTAACGGTGCAGTGATGAGTATCAAACTCAGCTCCGGTGGTCTTACAACAGCACAGACTGCCTCGGCAGTATGGGGAGCACTGACGAACGACCACACAACACATGGCACGTTTGGCTGGAATGTTTTACGTGCGGATCAAGACTCCAAGGAAGGACTGGTTACTCTTCATCAGTCTGGTGGCATTAGTCGTGTTGATGCTGATGTACACGCTATTGCCAACGACACAGCAGCAGCCACGGCACTTAAGGGAGCATTGAACCACGATGGCACAGGGTACGTTGATTCTGACGTTGTGCGCATCTCTACGAGCACCGCAGCGGCTAATGAGTTGGAAGGAGCTTTGCTGCACAACGGCACTGACTACATTGACAGCAACCTGTTGTCGGGTAACTCTACTCGCGTGTTCGTTGGTCGGTTCCAGTTAACTCAGACAGGAACAACGCAAGGTGACATTATTGAAGCGTTTACAACAGACACACCTTCGTTTGAGTTGCAGTTGTTTGATGGTGACAACAACATTGTCCCTGTCACGGGAGCAACACTTGGACTACGCATCCTTGACGTGACAAGCACTGTGGTTGAGACAGGTACACCTACAATAGAATACGGTACAGGTGGCATCGTTAGATGGACAGCACCAGGTTCGTATGTAAGCATTGGTTGCCCTGCTGGCATGTATCGCTTGTTTGTTGATCGCACGGTAAGTGGAACAACGACAACGTTTGGCCCGTTACAGATAAAGGTACAAGTGCAATGAGTTGGATAAGCAAGTTCTTAAAGAAGAACGCTAACGTACCCGAAGTAAAGATACCTTTTGGAGAAGCTTTGCTTGTCCAAAACATCATTGAGCATATTGGCTTCTTGTCTACGTCTGACCTTGAAAAGGTACGTGATGTGGTCATGCTTACTATTGATGCAAGGAAGGTATTGAAGTGATGGCACTGTACGGGTCTAAGGCTGTTGCGGCTGGTGTCTCTGCTGCGGTGTCTAGTGTGCTGGCGTTCTTAACTATGCCTTTCAAAGGTGTTGAGGCAAGTGCTTTGAAGGTGGGCAAATGAACCTCCAGAACTATAGGCTAGAGCCTAATCCAAACAGCCCCGGTGATTGGATTGTGTTCGGTGATATCTATGATGACCAAGGCAACCTGCTCGGTACGTTCGGGCCTGATGGAACCAGCGTTTTTACTTGGTGGGCGTTACAAGATTCATTCTTTCAACAGAACTACTGCAACCAATTTGCGGTGATTATGGCTCAAGAAATCGTAGCAGGGACAGCTGAATAATGGCAACGTATTATGTAAGACCAGACGGAAGTAACGCTAACACAGGAACTGGTCCAGCGGCTGGTCAAGCGTGGTTGACCGTTCAATATGCCCTAACCAATGCAGTTCTAACGACCGGCATAAACTACATCTACATCGCTCCCGGTGTCTATCGTGAATCTGTTGTTTTAAACATTACTCCAACAGTATCGAATACTTTGGTGATTTCAGGAGACCCAACAGCGGCACAGTTTACAGGCGTTGCACAGGGTGTTGTACGGCTGACAAACTTTGTCACTGATAATGCTCGTCCGTCATCAAGCCGAGTTTTCTTTTCAAACACCAAATCGTATTTTACGCTTGAAAATATCTATATTGATGGTTTAAAGACTGACGACATTATCGACGGTGCTTTGGTTGATATCAAAAGTTGTACGAACGTTACCATTCGTAAAATGGTTATAGTAAATAGCGCATATTTCGATAGTTTCGCCGCCGCTTGTTACATTTCTACGGCAGCGTCAAATACTAATATTGTGATTGAGTGTAGTTATTTCACGTGTCAGGTTGGATTGATAATCGGATTACCATCCTCTGGCACTGTCTATAATCCTCAGATAGCAATCAGAAATTGTCATGTACTTGGTAACTACGCTGGAGTTATGGTTACTGCGAATGGAGCGGCAGTAACAACAAGTAATGGCGTTAATGTTTTCAACTGCACGATATACGGAATCACACGATGTATTTGGTTCAATACATCAAACACAGCAACTCCATCGACTTTATACAACTCCCTAATTATGGGAATAGGAACTGGAGCCACAGGTATAATATTACAAACAGCAAATGTACTAACAGAGAATTTCAATAAAATTAGGTCTGCAAATTCTGGTACTAATATCTCAGTATTTGGAGCAAATACAACCACTGCTGGTTCCTTTGGCATTGACCAAAACTATTCACGCATAGTCGGTCTACCAAACCTCTCTGCCTTACAAAGTTACTACCTGAGTCCAAACGCAAACGCAGGAACATCAACCGGCGCACCACTTACCGATATCTATGGTGTGACGTGGTCTGGTGCTAATCCTGATATCGGCGCGGGAACGTACGCAACACCGGGAAATATTGGCGTTTACAATCCAACAGAACGCAACGCATCTACCATCACAATCGCTCCGGGAAGTACATCACAAAGCATCGAACTGTATCTGGGTGCTACAGGTCTCACAGCCTCTACCTCTGGTCTCTCAGCTCGCTACAACCGTACACGTACGGCAAGCGTATCTATCCCGCTGGTAGCCCGTACCATTGCTCAGGCGTGGACAGCAGGCGGATTTGCGGAGGTAGACGCTACCAATATGCCGGGCGTGTATAGACTGGACTTGCCCGATGCTGCACTGGCTGCTGGTGCTGACGATGTCACTGTCGTGGTGCGTGGTGCATCTGGTACTAACGGTGCGGTGATGACAATCAAACTGTCCTCTGGTGGCTTGACATCTGCACAGACTGCCTCGGCTGTCTGGGGTGCAAGCCCTGCTGGTTATCTAGCAGAGACTGACTTTGGTGGTGTAGTAAACGCTACCCGTAATGTAGCGGGTAATACAGAGATTCTCGCTCAGAATATTCCAGCAAATGTATGGGACGAACTAAAGGCTAACCACACGATACCTAACTCCTTTGGTGATTACCTTGACACAAAGGTATCTACCGGTGCTGACACATCGCGCATACAGCTTCGACAAGGCCCATTTCTCATCAAGCAGAACGCCATTGACAGTGTCATCACTGAAGTCAACCAGTTCCTGTCTACAGTGCCTAACATTGAGATGGTGTTGATTGATAGTAGTGGTGGATCGGTTTCCGTTGCAGGCGCAACACTTGTAATGCGTGTACGAAACCAAGCGGGTACAGCAGTCGTCAACAATGTAACGCCTACGGTTGCTTACGCTGATGGCGGTGTAATCCGATGGTCGCCTAACCTGTCATGGACGGCACTAGGAGTTACGACAGCAGGTACATATCGCATCGTTGTAGAGCGTACAATGAGTGGTGTTACAACTACCTTCGGCCCATTCCTTGTACAGTTAAGTAGCGGATAAATGAAATACGTCCAAGTCACTAGCAACGTCCGTTCTGTGTCACTCAGCATTAAGAGTGGCGTTGCTTCTGGCTTGCGTCCAGCTGCACAACGTGTTGCTGCATCCGCTAAGGTGTATGCAACACCAAATACGGACACAGGAGAATTACTACAGAGTATCCGTGGTCGTAAAGTCAGTAAGTTTCAAGCAGAGGTTATTGCTGATCCCGTAGGTGTTAACTGGGTTGGTCAAACCGTACACTACGCAATATTCCTACATCAAGGACACCGTGCTCCGATTGTTGCTTACGCTGGAAACCCGTTCCTAGTTAAAGCAATGGTTGACCAGAAAGACAACGTTGTGCGCATTGTGCGCGACAACATCGCACAGGTACTACCATGAGCATATATGAGCCAAGGTTAGCGAGACAGTGGATCAATAGCAAACTAAATGCTACGAACGTTCTTAACTACGTCTCCGGAATTTATCAGGACTTGGCTGTTCAAGACGCTAATAGTCCTTATGTAATCATCGAGGAGATTGGCGGTTATGACCTTGAAGCTGGTCATCGGCAAGGTGCATTTATTGAATTTCACGTGCTGGTAGTGGGATTTGCAGGACGTGATGATGACAATATGTACAATGCGATGGATGTAATAGATACTGCATTAATTAATGCGAACGAGACGTACGGTGGGTATCGCGTGATATGTCGCTCGTCTGCCATAGTTCCTTCCACGATTGAACTAGGTGACGGCCAAGTGTATTGGCGTACTGTTGGTAGAACCTGGCGGATATACGTCAGTAACTTATAGGAGTAAGAGATGGCACTAATTCTTGAGGATATGTCTATCACCTTTTCGATTGGTGATGCATACACTCCCGGCACTGCACCAAACTGGACAGGCGCAGCAACGTATTCGTACCTCGGTGTAGCACGATCAATCGAGATCTCGGACGAGTTTGATTCTGTAAACGCTGGAGGAGCGACTGGTATCAAGCGTCGTTATTTCAACCGTAACCAGATGATTCGTATTCGTGGTGTTGTCACGTACAACGCTAACAACGTTTTGAACTTGCCACAGGCTAAATCGCTGACGACATACACGCTTGGTCTGTACAACATTAAGATCACTGTAAAGAACAATTCTACGCTGACACCTTCACGCGTGTTTGAAGGCGTTATGCGTCGTATGTCTATGAGCACCGACCAGGGTAACCCACAAATCGAGGAGATGGAAATCGACTTGATGGCTGACTGGGGTTCCTACACCGTTAACCAAGGAGCATAACGATGGCATTGATTATGGAGGATATGGCTATCCAGTTATGGGTATCCGCACTTCCTTATTCCCCTACAGCTACGCCGACGTTTACGGCAAACTCTGCAATCATCGGCGTGTCACGATCTGTTGAATACTCTGATGAGTTTGACAGTGTGAACGCTGGTGGCGCAGCAGGTATTAAACGCCGCTACTTTAACCGCCAGCAGATGGTTCGCCTGCGTCAGGTCACGACCTACAATGCAGACAACGTATCAAACTTGTCTGCTATTCGTGGTCTTACTGTGTACTCTCCGGTCGGTTACGTTGCTTATGTACGCATCAAGAACAATGGTGCACTTGCTACGTATCAGGACTTTGTAGGAGTTATTCGAAGTTTTCGAATGAGTACTGACCAAGGTAATCCGCTAATTGAAGACATTGAGCTTGACGGTATGGCTGACACAACTGGATGGCCAAGTGCAATAACACCTCCATAAGTATAGTAAGATGGCTATATGAAACTAGGTGACATTGTTCAAAACGCTCCTAAGTATGAGCGTCCAGCTGTTGAGGTGGATGTGACGGATTGGTTAGGTAAGGACGACCAAGAGAAAGTTATTCTTACTTGGCGAAGACCTGGTGTTCCACAAATCTATCAATCAAGTATGGACGCTCAAGAACTTATAAAGCGTTATCCAGACATTCCATTTCCTTTGGCTATGGATATCTGTGCGATGGCTACTGCCCATGAAAAGCCATTACCTTCGGAAGAATGGCCAACCGCATTGTTCTATACGTGGATTGCACAAAACCACATGGACTGCTTTGATTATCTTTTCCGTACATTTAATGAGGCATTTGCTGGTTTGAGTCAGGTACGTGGGTCGAAGCCTAACGACCTAAAAAACTCATCGTCCGAGTGTGCTCCAAGCACTGGCGAAGACACCCATTAGAGGTTGACCTTCCATACTTTGCTTTGCTTGATCTGATTGAACTTGAACAGATAGAGCAAAAAGAGTACGCTCGGATGAAAAAAGAACAAGAGGAAAAATTCAGTGGCAACAGAACTCGGCGACATTAAAATCCTTATTGACGTAGATGTTACGAAGTTCGAAGCTTCTTTGAATAATGCTATGTCCCGCGCTCAAAATGCGTTTAACCGCATGGGTGCGGGCATGACCTCTTCAATTAATCAGAATCTCTCAGCTGGATTTCGTCAACAAACAGAAGCATTTGCTAGTGGTTTAAGACTGGCTTTTAGAAATGCTTTTGCTGCGGCTGAACAAGAACAGTCGCAATCAATGGATCGCCTACAACAAAGAATGCGGTCTTCAATGGGTAACGCATCCTCTATGAATCAAACTGGTCAGAGGATGGGAAGCTCTTTTGCTATTGGATTCAGTAGCCCGATTTTAAATGCAGTAAGCGCTGTTCATAGCGCGATATATGGCATTAAGGACATAGCGCAACTTGTTGGCACTGTATCTGGTTTTACAATGTCGGCAAACCTTGGTGGAATACAATCAGGTATCAGCGCCATATTGAGAGATACAAAGCAAGGCGCTTTGATTACTAGTCAACTACAACAGTTGGCAATGGAAACTCCTTTTGGCGTAGAGGACTTTTCTGGTGTTGGTCGCAAGATGCTTGCAATGGGCACACCTGGTAGTCAATTAATACCTCAATTGACTACTTTGGCTGATGCTGTTTCTGCGACTGGTGGTGGCGCAGGAGAGTTGCGAGACATAGCTGAGTTTATTGCTAAGGTGCGAATGAATCCAAGGGCAATAGACTCAGACACTTTGCTTGGACTTGTACGCTCGGGTATGCCATTACGTCAGACAGCGGAGGCAATGGCTAGAAGACCATTCCAAAACGAGCAAGAAGCAACTATGTTCCTACAGTCGCGTTTAAGTGGACGTGGCGCAGCAGGTGTAAACGAAGTTCTGGATGCAATGAATCGTCAGTTTGGTGGTTCAGCCAAAGCTCTTGGTAGAACAAGTTTAGAATCGGTTACTCAAAGATTGCTTGAGGGTGGTCAAGCAATGATGATGGGCACAGGTGGTAAAGGCTTAAATGTTGCTCTTGGTGGCTTAAATATGCTCGCAGACTTTGCTGAAGTCTTAGGGAAAATCAACACGGCCTTACTTGGTGTGCCAGGATTAATCCTACTTGTTTCCGCTTTCAACTATCTCAGAAATGCGTTTACGACCGCTAAATCGAGTATTGATCAGTTCACAACAAGCATTACTACGCTTGCTACTACGGTACAAGGATTACACGTAGGGCCAGCTGGTAGATATACACCACCATTAAACGTGATGACTGGGCAAGTCCCAATGAGTCCGATGAGTCCAAGTTTTTTGGCAGGTCACACGTTTGACGCGGCTAGTAAAACTTGGGTGCCTATACCAACTCCAACCGTTCCGTTGACACCAATGGACAAGGTAAAGGCTGGCATACAAGGCAGGATGACGGCTATGAATGCAGGTGTCAATAACTTCATGTCTAATATGAATCCCAATATGGCTGGTCACTTGTTGACTGGTGGTTTGATGTTAGGTGGCATGATTGCATCTCAAAGTTTTGCAAATCAACAGATGAATAACATTGGCAATCAAAGAGCAATGGCAGAAAACACCCGGATGCAAAATGCACTTGCTGGTGCATCAGGTGGTGCAATGCTAGGGAATATGATTGGTACATTATTCCCTGGCATAGGAAACATTGTGGGAACCATTGCTGGAACATTGATTGGTGGTGCAGCAGGTTACCTTACTTCTGAGAACCCAGATAACCTTCCAAGTAAAGCACTTGACGAAAACACCAAAGCACTTAACAACGCAACCGTTGCAATGACAATGCTTGCATCAAGTATTATCGGTGCCGGCCCACGTGGTGCTGGTGCCGTGTCAGCAATCGAACTTGAGATGTACATGGCTACGCGAAACAACATGATGAACACGGGACTTGCATAATGCCTATACCTCAATGGCGCATCACGTTTGATGTAGAGAACAAGATGACGCAACGCCCAGGCTTTGCTCAGTCTCCGTTTGGCACAAACATAACGCAATACATCAAGTCCAATGATGACGAGTGGACATGGCAGGAGCCAATCACTGGCATCATGATGCTTAAGCCAAGTTACTTGACTGCACAGTGGGCTGATGCACAGCATTGGTACGACGAATCTGTCCTTACTAGGGATGAGCCATATTGGGAATTGATGTGGCATGGACAAGATGGTGACGTAGCGTTCAATGGTAAGTTTTTAGCAAGCGAAACGCCTACGCTTGGCACAAAGATAATGCCAGCGCTGTCAGGTGCGGTGCATGTGCCTCAGTACAACACGGTCAGTGGTTATGCTAATGACAAGATTGTCATGGGTATACAAACTGCTGCTGGTGCGGACACGTATCGTGATGAGGCGTTTGTTATCAACTGGAAGATTGCTAGTCGTGAGGTCATGACTAACCGATATCGCAACTGCCTATTCGTTGCGATTGAGAAGTTAGGTATACATGTTGACTTTACCGGCAAGTGTTCGATCTACTGGTACGACGCACCAGTGTCTGGTGTATATACAACAGCTACACTTGTAGATACATTCGATATCGGGACAATCACCGAGATGACCGGCAAATGGCAGACATTGTCAATATTGCCGATACCGCAACTTGGTGTGTTGATTACAAACCACACCACGAAGTCAACCGTTCAGAAAAGCTTTAAGTCAGCAGCGGATTCCAAGGCAATATCAGGCAAGCTTGTGCAAGTGCCTCTGCGAACAGCGTCTGGTGTTCCATATGTTATTGATGCTGGTAAATTAGAGCTTGGGTTTAATCCTGATTTTGGTAACCTGACATACCACGTAGCACTGCACAGGGTTCGTTATAAAACAACGGCTGAAGGTGGTTCTGGTTATCGTTTCTTGACACAGACGTACGATCCTGGTTACATACCTGCTACATCACCGGCAAGCCACGTTGCTACTGCTTATCAAACTCATACGTCAACGTCGTCCAGTGTGTCGTTGGTTGACAAAGATGTAAACACATACGACATCGGCACTGACCGTTTCTTCCGCCACAAGGTGATGCTTTCAACAAGCAACGCTGTTTACACGCCTATGGTGTATGGCGTGTATCTACGCTGGGACAAGCTACAGGTATTGCGGTCAACGACTCCTGTGCTAATTGATCGTTACAGCCACCTAGAGTTTTTTGATGATGACCTTGCCTACGGTGGTGGACGATTAAAGGCTACTCATACTACGCAAGGTGAAATTACTATCGTTGAGCGTGGCGACACGACATATAAGATTGAGCGATGCGATGATCCGGGCGCAGTTACGCCTACATGGGTAACACAGCAAACAGGTTGGGCGCGTCTATCATCGTGTGATGTGTTCTTGGATAACGCTGGTACAAACTCATTTGCTTACAGGTACGAAGCTGATTGGGAACTTACTAGTGAGATTGGGCGCTTCAATGAAGTAAACCAATACTTGCATACAGCGTTTGACGGCAACACCGTAGCGTCGGCAATCAATAACGTGCTCAATGCTGCTGGTTACGATGCTATCCCCACTGTAGATATGCCGGCGGACGCAATAAACACGACTGTGCCTGTCCCTCCCCGTGGTCAAAGCTGGAGGCATGGGACAAAGACTGGCGATCGAGGAGACAAGATTATTCGACAGATTTTGATGTTACTACGGAAGCAATTTGTCGAATATCGATTACGTTGGGATGCAGCTAATTACAAATGGGTACTGGAACAAAAACCCGCTTACAATGCAGCAACCATATGGAAGTTTGTGCCAAACCCAGCAGATCATAACGTAGCGCTAAATAAGATATGCGTTGGTGAATCACCAAAGGTTTACAGCATCAATGTACAGCCACCAGAAACTAACTATATCAATGGTGTTGGTACGACGACTGCACAAAACGACGCAGCTCGCGTACCTGCTGCACACCCGCTGATTAACCGAGCAAGCATTTTTGATGCTAACTCTACGGACTACCTTGGACGTATTGTCACGTCAATGCCAATCTTTGTTCCGTACGTCAATCCGGATGACATCTTGAAGATGACGCGTCGCGTGTATGACGCCGCAGCGGTTAGGCGCTTCCAGCTTAAGGTATGTTCGTTCTACTATGTTGATGGTTTCCAGCCTGGTGCTAGATGCCGAATGTTAATGGTCAATGGTGTAGATACAGACTACGATGATTTGTACATGAAGCGCCGCACAGTCGTTATCAGCCGAGATAGCGGTGGTGTCGTTGCACCAAAGGTAGAGTACTCTTGCGAATCAAACTATATGAGCACGGTGTTTTAAGATGAATATCAGAGCACAGATAGAGATGCAGCAAGCAGCTGCGATGCGTCAATCATTTCTGACTGGTCAAGTAAACGGAACGATTGGTTTTAATTCTGAGCGTGAGTTAAACGCTAATGTCTCAACGTTCCATGAGCTTCCTGTATACGTTACTCCGGATTGGGAGTTTACTCAGCAAGACGCTAACGGCAACTTTTACATCCTGTCGGGATATTCCATGACAGGTGGGCCGGACGTACCTAGACCGTAATGCCTTACATTGACGGTACGCGCACTAGTACTCTTGCGATGGATCACACGCAGGATGTTACAGTTACCATCGTCAATCCAATTGGCATCGTTGCGCCACCAACATGGGAAGATCAGTATTACGATAAGCGGACAGACTTTACGTTTAGTGGTCACTTAGGTTTTAGTGGCACAATAAATATCATCACCTATACCTATGGAATCAACACAACTACATGGGGATGGGAACTACGTGCGACGGTGACAGTAAACAACGGTCACGGTGCAACGCAGACATCAACAGTCACTGTTGGATCAGGAACATCGACAGCATATTACGTTGATGCATCCGCAACGTATGCTGGGTCATTTAGTGCAAGTGTGGGAACCGACAAGCTTTGGGATATTGCGGAGGCAGCGTTTAGTTCGACAAGCGCTCCGACTCAGTTTCCATCACAGACATCTTATACATGGTACGAGCGTAGTACCGTAGGTAGCACCGCTACATGTAGCCTGTCGGTTGGTGGATCAACTGTCACGGCAACTAATACTGTGTCGAGTACAAGGCAAACTGCTAACTACAAAGCAACGTTAAGTGCAACTGGATTTTGCACAGGCCCGCAAACGCATGACTTTGGCGTAACCAACATCAAAGTGAATGGCACAACAGTGCCGGACATATCACACGCGCAAACAAAGGGACTGCAAGATGCAACCGAATGGTCTTTGTCCCTCAAGGGAGATGCAGACGCATTTGGTATATACCGTACTGGTTCTGGCACAATAAGCACTACTGTCTGCCTTGCGCGATCAGTTAATATGTTTGGGCGTATACGCGCTTGGGAAGGCGCTTATCCCAACAACGTTGATGTAGTTATTAGTGGGTACGACGGTGGATCGCGCACGGTTACGGCATCTAGCGGTAGTTGGTCAGGTAATGACAGCTTCAATGATTACTCTGCATACACAACGTTGACTGATATGACCGCTGGGAGCGGAACATTAACTACGGCACTCAACGATGTCCCTACTTGGATATCAGCCGCCTTGTCTGGCTCATCACTAACAACCAATGGTGATAACAGCACTGACACGCGGGTTATGTTTCGTGGATGGCGCTTTACAGGATGGTCGGTAGCAGAAACGAATAACCGTTCCATTTCTGGTACAGGCAACGATAGAACATACGCACCATATGAAGGAATGTCTGGCTATCGTTACTTGGATGTACAAGTAAAAGCGCAAAGCGGAACAAGTGTGCCAGGCACTATTGAGTTGACTGACTATCATGGCAACACAAAGTCATGGAACGTAACGGCAGCAACAACGAGTTACGCGACCATAACTCTTGATCTATGTTCGCCAGATTCTCATTCATTGGCATCTATGCCAGATAAGGACGCGAAAGATAATCCGTATTCAAGGAAGAACACTAGTAGCACTTCATACGCTGGCTCAGAGAGCGTTGATAGCGCGTACTGGGGTGTTACGTCATGCCAGAGGTTACGCGTGTCATCTGGGGCAATAGACATTGGCACGACAACACTAAAGTACACGAACACTGACAGCACGTACGTACCAGATACACCTACGGCAGCGTTTGAGCGCATAACGCCGGCTATCGTAGCTGAAGCAGGAACGACCACATACTATTACGGCCGTAGATTTTGGCAACAGGATCGCGATGGCAGGAACGAGGAGGAAAGCGACGTACATTGGCAGATGACTGTCGGTGGCGCTACTGGAGTAACCACGTATTCAGTAAGCATGCTGACGATCGCAGGATTAGCTTCGCAGGTAAATGCTAGTGATAATAGTATTGTTCGCCATCCGGGATGGGTTATGACCCGGTCGGTGGCACAACCTGGTGGTGGTACGTGCGCTGCATCCCAACCTCCGTTGCGCGACTGTTATCTTAATGGCGATACAGGACTTGCTACATGGTTGTACGGTGGAGGCGCCTTGCTTACACCTAACGCAACATCTGGCACTGACTTTGCGTATGGTCATCAAATAACATCTGGAACAATCACAGCGCAAACAGTGTTTGACCGCATCAACGGTAACTTCCCACCAGACTTGTACGATCCATTTGACATCAATGGCGGAACAGACAGCGCGTTGTATCTAGGTGGCGTGTCATTACTGCGAGGTATCGCTCACGGTGGTCTACTTGACACATCAGGTGACATTGTGACCACAGGCACGGTTGACCTTATAAAGACCAGTGATGCAAGTAACCGAGGTACAGACTCAACGATCGATGCGCAAGGCAGATATTACACTAGCACACCTTGGGGTCTCGGTGAAGTCAACCATCATGTTGATTACCTGACAAAGAGCCAGAACATCAATCCGATCCACACAAGCCATCGACACCGAGTATGGTTCCGTGATGTTCTACAGGAAGTATATTCCGCCATTGAAGCGTTTAAGAATAAAGGACTGTTGATGCTAGGGAAAGCTACGAAGATAAACGTACGCTGGCAAGACAACCCGCTGACTGATCGCATTCCAGGAACAGTTATAACGTCCGACAACATCGTCAAACTAAGAGATTCAGACTACACCGGAGACTTTATCTACATACTTATAAAGGGAAGCACAAGTTACACACTGAGTTACACAACCGACAATGGCGCGACGAAGGGAGATTACCTGACCGTGACAGCAGGAACAGCGGGTTTTGAAGCAGATACAAACCGTGGGATATTGATTCTCATTTACGACGATGGCACAACAGCTACGCCAGGAAACATAAAGTACAGGATAAGTAGAGACTTAGGTGATACATGGTCAACAGCGGCTAACTGCACAATCAACAGTGTTAGCCCGCAGGCAGGGAAGGTGCTAGATACGAGCTACGATCCACGCCTTGGTGGCATGCTATACGCAATCTTCGACATAGGTGGGACTAAGAAGGTTTGTCGGTCTACAGATTCAGGTGTGACTTGGGAAGTAGTCCTAACATAAAGAAACCCGCCTGGGGGAACAAGCGGGTCTCGCTACATATGGGGAAATTGTCGAACCGTAGCACATGTAGTATACACAGAAAATAGATGGAAACCAAAGAGCCTAAGATTCACAAAGAATTAACCCGCCAGCAAAAACGGGTCTGGGCTGCTGTCACTCAGCTTGGGTTCACAGGTGCAGCTAAGGTTTTACACAAGAGCGAACGAACGCTTGAGTGGCACATGTACCGTATATCGAAAACACTTGGCACAAATAACCGTCACGAACAAGCAAAAATTTTAGGAATACGCATCAGGATAGAACGCATAAATGTTGACGGTGCGTGAATACCTGTGACATAATGCCTCCGTATGGAGGTAGATATGACGCGTACAAGCGATCAGTTAGATCAAATCGCACCTGCGCTCGTTGGCATTCACAATGAGTTACGGGCGATAGTAAAGGATTCAAAGAATCCAGCATTCAAGTCAAAGTATGCATCGTTAGATGCGATTCTTGACACGGTACGTCCTATTCTTGTCAAGCACGGATGTTTTATCACGCAGACAGTTACTGAGGGTGCTACTCATAACGTCACGATGCGTCGCAAGTCAAACAACGAGCAGACAGATCAAACGGTAGAGACGTTTCAGGAAACATCAGTGTTTACGATTACAGCGTTGTCACGTTGTATTCATTTATCCGGTCAGTGGATAGAATCCTACAGCATTGTCCCTGTTGCTAAGTTTGACGCACACGGTCTTGGAGCTGCACAGACATATGCACGGCGCTTTAGTCTTGCATCCTTGCTTGCTCTCGCTACCGATGAAGATGACGACGGAAATGCAGCCACGCATGCTGTCATCCCTGTTCAAAAGCCATTAGCTATTGGCGATCAGTTTTGGTTGGCGGTCAAAGAACGCTTTGGCGCAGATTTGACACCCGACCGAAAGAAAGAAATCTATGTTGAGATGAGTGGCACGGATAAACCTTCACCTGAAGGATACACCTTGGCGCTTAGAAAGTTACAGGAGACAAAATGAGTTACATTCTAGTAAGCATCTTTTGTACGATGCTTGGCTTCATGGTGGGAGGGTTTACTCTCCTACCAAAACGCATTGCAGATGACACGATTGTCCAATATACGAATCAGCGTGGGGAACGCGTTTTCGCTAAGACCGTTGGCAATCAGTATGAAGGCACAGATCACGTGGTTGTTCAGCGATGCGATTACATGGGCGAGCCAGTAGGCATCGTGTTTGTACTTGATGCTGATCGCATTTCATGGAAAGACGACAAGGGGAATAAATGGACGAGCAAAGTCTTCAACAAGTAGAACGAAGCGGGGATTGGCTTGTGGATGCAGAAACCGGCGAAATCATCGGCATGGTCGAGGATAGCAGTAAGTACATCAAGCGTGTGGAAACCATCCATGACCTTGAGCGTTACATGTCTAACCTGATGGAAATGGAATCCGATCTTGCAGCGCGTAAGCTTGCACTGAACGCCATCGTTGAGAATGCCAACAAACTGATCAGTCAGTTATCTGCACGTGTTGAGTGGTACAAACTCAAGCATCACGATGAGATCCGAATGGTAGCTGAAGGCAATCTTCCACGCGGAAGCAAGACGTATCGTTGTGTCTATGGCACTGTCAGCTTCCGAAAGAAGAATCCTCGTATCGTTGTCAAGGACGACGAGAAGGCGATCGCCTGGGCGGAAGCCAATGCGCCTGAAGCAGTCGTAACGACAAAGAAAGTGCTTGTGTCAAAGGTTGATCTAGAATCGTTACCAGAAGACACAGATGCATTTGAAGTCATCCCTGCGGAAGAAAGCATGTCAATAAAAACGCTATGACACTACGTGATGTTGACTCTTTTATTGGTGAGGAATTCCCAACCAAGGGACATATGCAAAGATGGACACGCCCGGTGTACTGCGATGGTTTGACATTGACGAACGTCACAACCAAGATGAATCCAGACTACATTAGGATGGTGCAAGTTTCATGGAAGGGTGATGCGGTTGCAATCATAAAGTTTGATTACGACTTGCGCAAGTGGTCGGAAAGCAAAAAGCTTATTGCATTCCGAATATGGAAGGAGATTGAAAAGTTTAATGCCTGAGTATGCGTTTCACAAACGCAAAGCGGTAAACACTGGTAGCCGAATCAAAGTAGGCTACCGACCGTTTATGCTACGCTTTGCAAAAGACGAGATGGACTTTATTGTTGCAGCTGCCGAGCGTAGAGGTTTATACATTTCTGCACTTGCCAGGGAAGCTGCACAACTGCTACTGAGCGGAGCGCTACAACCCGTACAGAAACGAGCAGTTACGCGTAGGGAAGAGCGACTACAGATCAACTTGGGGGAAACGGTTCATAGTCAGCTACAGCAGTTTTGTGATAGCAAGAGACCAAGATGGCTACTAACAACCGTATTGCGATCTGCAATGCTCGACATAGCGAGAATGCGATAGAACAGGAACCCGGTTTTGTAGCCGGGTTCTTTGCATCACAAGGGGAAATTATGTGGGTAAAACTAGACACTAAGTTACCGATGAACAAAACCGTTCGTCGTCTATCCAGCGATGCGTTTCGTTGGTACATCTACGCTCTCTGTTACTGCGGAGAACACCTTACAGATGGCAAGCTTGACTCTATGGATGTTGAGACGATTACGGCCTGTATGCGCGTCACAGAAGATGCATTTACAGAGTGCTTGCAGTCTGGATTACTGCGCGAGACAGACGCTTGGCAATACGAATTCGTTGGCTTTGCCGACACACAAACATCACGCGAATACGTGGAAAAACGACGCGCTGATGATCGTGCTAGAAAGACCAGAGTAGTTGCTAAACGCAATCATTCCGCAGCGGAATCCGCACCGGAATCCACAGTGGAGTCCGCAGAGGATTCCACGCGTATAGAATTAAGAATTAAGAATAAAGAAATAGATAAAGATAAAGATATATGTATAAGAGAAGTAATTACTAATTCATCGCTTGCTAACGCAAACGAGCCATTGACAGCAAAGGCATGCGTAGCTATGTACGTGGATGCATGGACAGTAAAGTATGGGAATGCCCCTACGGCTTCGCTAGCACCGCTAGGAGCGCACTTTAAGCGCGTTATTGGTAAAACACCCGATGAGACTATAAAGTCGTCTATTTCGGCGTTTTTTACGCTATCGGATACATGGGTTTTACAGAACGCTCATAAGCCAACGATCCTGATATCTCAATGGGATTCCCTGGTCACTGGTAGTGCACTGATCAAGACTGCAAAACGTACAGCAAGTGTTGATGTTGCGGATAGATTTCGTGATTCGATTTTGGAGCAGATTCAATGAACCAAGTAGCAACGCGGAGTGGTGTGGATGCCGAGGCAATAAGGCACGTTGTAGACCGCATAGTGCCGATTCTGGCGCGTTATCAGGGTGTCACGATAGATGAGACGGATTGCAAGTTATACGCTCAAGCTTGCCGATCTCTTGCGAAGCCATACAACCCAAAAGGTTTGACTGAGCTGGAGATGAAGATTAGGCGCGAATGTAAGTTTCGTCCGACTCCAAAAGAAGTCGAGGATTGGGCTGACGAAATCGCAGGACGACACATCGCTGCAAACGAAGCGGAGGCACGTCGCATCTACCGCGCACCATTAGCAATCGAAGCACATCCGGAAGAAACGGAAAGAGCACGGGAAAGATTCCGACAGAAGTTCCGTGACTTGATAGAAGGGAAGAGGATGCCATGAAGTGGCGGGGACGAAGGTTAAAGTACGATCCAATCGCTGAGCATAGCGGATACAAGCATGCTCCGCGAAGGCGTGTAAAGCTTTGCATTGAGAATGACTTGATGACATATCGTGATGCCGCCATATTCCTGCGGATGAACCCTACAACGATACGTGTATACAAGCATCGCGGAATCTTTACCGGGGAAAAGATGGGCAGGATATTTCTTCTACATGGTGCAAGCATCCGTGCCTATATGGAAGCAAACGATCCGGAGAATCTTAGGTGGTGGCTGACACAGAAACCAGACATTCTAACCGGGCCAATCCTGGACGAGATGAGAGCGAGTCAAAATGACAGTAGCGTGTAAGAAGTGTGGGACGGAAGGCGTACCTACACAAGGCGCTCATGGCACTACACTGATCAACTGCACGTCATGTGGTCAGCTTCAGTTTGCGACTGTTATTCCAAAGAAGAAAAGTAAGTACGGGAACAGCCGAGTCTATTCGGTAGAGCACGGGCACTTCGATTCTAAAATGGAGTTTAAGCGCTTTGGTGTCTTGATGCTGTTGCAGAAAGCTGGCGAGATACAGGATCTCAAGCGCCAGGTACGTTACAAGCTTGAGCACGAAGGTGTGTTTTTCGGTGTGTACATAGCTGACTTTGTGTATACACGTGATGGGCAGACGATTGTGGAAGACGTCAAAGGACATCAGACGCAAGCATACAAGACTAAAAAACGTTTGATGAAATCAATACATGGCATTGACATATTGGAAACGTCAAGCTAATATCTGCGTGTTATATTAACGCAGAACGGGGAAAGTCAATGACTGGTAGTGAGTTGTCGAAAGCTCTTGGAGTTACCGACGGTGTTGTGTCAAGGTATGCGCGTGGCAAGAGTATGCCATCACAAAAGCGCATCAAAGAAATTGCTAGTATCACGGGTGTCACATTTACCGAGTGTGCTGCGATGTACTTAGTGGCGAACATTCGCTATCACTACGGGGAAGATGTTCTGAAGGCCGTGCAAGCTTACGGTCTTGACAATAGCGACGTTGCAGCGGTCGCACAAATCATTGCTGCACTGAAGGGGAATCAGTAGTTATGAACACGTATCAGGCAATCTGGACACAGACAGGATCTGTGGCGCAAACAATCAGTGGCATCATCAAGCATCTTCGCGAGATGGAAGATGTACGCGTTGTCAATGCGTCCATAGGTATGGATACCAAAGGCGATCAACACGCTTGCAGTGCAAACGTAAAGTTTACGTTGGTCGGCAAGTATGAGCCAAAAGAGATTACGGTGGAAGTCAACACGCACTTCACACAAGTATCTATTGATGCGGAACTGAACTACGGAATCCGTGTAATGGACACGGTCAGCTTTACGATTTCACGGATTACCGAAGATGACATTGAGCGCATCTGGATGTACACCGCAGATGAGTTTGATGACAACGCACACATGTGGAACCAGCATGTCAAGGAATCTGAGGTGATCAATGATTACCTTGATGAGTACAATCGTTGGCGTAAACATGATGCGATTTTCAACCCAAAGCATCCGTAATAACTGACCAACATTTTATAGCCACAAGCTATGACGTCGGGACGGACGGACACATGCTACATAAGCAACGCTCATATCCTAATATCGAGCAAATGTAGTGTGTGTCCAACAAATCAGAAAACACGCAAAGTCGTCACACACATTGACGCAAATGGGGATGTAGACAAAATGGATAAATGTCCAAAGTGCGGAGTGCCCGCAATGCAGGTAGTTGATGGTGAATGTATCGAGTGCCGATTGTTCCAAGTTCACCGTGATCCGGAACCCGTGACGTACGCAGACAAGCTCAAGGTGATGGTCTCTCAGGCAGGTACGGAATCGTTCTTTAGCTTGCTGCCACGTTTGTGGTCAGGAAGGATCGCAGTTCGTAACTTGCCTGTTCCGACAGGTAAAGCGGTCAAGTATATGTTCTTTGATCGTGGCAACCTGCAGACGTTGTCAATGACTGTGCCAGACAACGCGATGATCAACACAAACCTAAGCTTGCTTGACATGTCAGATGACACATGGCATCTGCTTCCAGAAGACATGGAGTTCAGCTCCCCGGTGGATGATCGCGAGATGCGAGCCATCAGGCTAATGAACAGAATGGAAAGACCAGAGTTTATGCGCTTCTTTGCGCACTGTGAGCATGCCGAGACTTGGATGCAGCAATGACCGGGACGGACGGACGGACGGAGGCGTGTACGCGTACATAGCGAGCGTACATAGCGCATAGTGAGCACGGTAGGTAAACAACCCGCCGTGTTTTTTCTTTGTCTCGTTGTGGAGCCTAGAATCGATTTTAGACTCCACAAACTATAGAAGCTTGAGCCAGGCACGATGACCGCACGTAAGGCGCTCGCATCGCACGTATTACCGCACGATAACGCACGTAACGCACGTATATACGCTAACCCGAGACGGGCTGCTAAAACGGACGCAAGACGGACGGACGGACGGACGGACGGGCAGGTGCATGTGTGTGTCCACGTCGCAAATGTGCTGAGATCCATACCAGGCTGATCCACAGCTCGCTGCATCTGGCATTGGATTCTAAATCGAACGGACATAATGGCATGATCGCCTGGCGCCGGACGTAGCTGCAAACCGGACGCAAACGAACGCAAATTAGGCGCGTTGTAGGTCAAGCTTACGGGTTTACAGGTTAATGTGTGCATACGTTTTAGGATGTGCATAGGCGCAAATGGGCGCCACGCTTGGGTAGTAAATCACGTATATGTGCCCGCGCACATCCGCGACCGGAAATTATCTGGAATCTCTCGGGCGCGCAATCCGTTCTATGCAAACCGATAGGATCAAACCCGGGTATTGATCGCCCGCTATACCGTCAAGGTGCAAACCGGCCGGGTTGGATCGCTGCCCGTGTATCTGCCCGGTATAGCTGCAGGTGCACCCGGTAGCATGTCAAGCGTTCGCCCGGTATTGATCGCCCGCGCCCGGGCATTTGTTACACGTCAAAAATAGCTGCCCGCGTACCCTTGACATAATCGCGTCAATGCCCGTATAAAGTTACATCAATACTTTGATGGGGGATTCTATGGAACCAATTATTTTTAACCGGGCAGATATCCGCGACCTAGCGCGCGAAATGATCGCCCGCGGATTTTGTACGGGCGTAAAACCCGTAGAATCGGATTTTTCCGATTTTCGCGCCCGGTTTGCTGCAGCTATCCGCTACATTGACATGATCACACGCCCGTGTCCGCCTTATGCGGAATTGGCGCGATCAATTGGGGATTATGTTGCAACCCGTCAAGGTTTACAGAAAACGTTAATTCCGGGTGCAATGGTACAAAATGCCATTGACGCGATCATGTATGAAATGTGCGAAAATTGCAGCGTAAAACCGGTTTTATACGCTGCGGGCGATAGCTTCGAATTACGCGAAATCGAAGAATGCCATGCGGCATTTGAATACATCCAAAATGGTGATTTTGAATTTGTACGCGATCGCGCGTACGAATTAGGTATTGATGCATGCCATATGCAAAACGATACTGAAAATCAATTGATCGTTACAATAAATGGTACCGATATATACCGGGTCAAATTCCGGGTGTATTTTTGTGATCAGGTTATGGGGGAAATCGAATAATGGAAAATGTAGAAATTACCGGTTTGACGGTAAATGATGTCAAGCGCGAATTAATGGAAAATCCAAAATTGCGCGCATATACAAATGAATGGATTTCGTACGGGTTCGAACCAAGCTTAAAGGATTTTTACGCGATCACGAAATTAGGCGCCCGTGTAGCCGGGTGGTGTATCACGGCTATTTGTGATTCTACGGAATTGCGATCAGATAATTGGAAATTGGGAGAATGGGGGAAATAATGAGAATCTTAACAGTAATAAACAACGCGGGTGAATTGGAATTGAAAATGCAAGTCAAATCAATATTTCACCCGGAATACACGCCCGCAAAATCGAATTTGTCGGATATTTGCGCTGCGGTAGAAATATCCGACAACAACAAAATTGGCCGTGTATCCGCTACATGGGTCGCACAAAATAGCTGCCCGTCAAGCTGCCCGCATATGGGCGCAGGTTGTTATGCGGAGACTGGTATGGCCGGGTTTACTACGGCCAGATTAAATAAGGCGGCATGCGATCACCCGGAATTGACGCCCGCGGAAATTGCACAAATTGAGGCTGCAGGTATTGATACCTTGACGGGTAAACGGGATTTAAGGCTGCATGTAGTAGGAGACGCTAGAACGGATAAGGCTGCGCAGATATTAGCGGCTGCGGCCGATAGGTATATAGCGCGCGGAAATGCCAAGGGTAAAAATGTACGCGTTTGGACGTACACACACGCCCGCGATACAAAACGTACATCATGGGGTCGTATATCGGTTTTACGATCGTGCGAGACGCTGCAACATGTTAAGGCTGCGCATGCTGCGGGTTATGCTGCCGCGATCGTGATCCCTGAACATGTGCACGATACCGCGTTTAAAAATGACGGGTTCACATTTATTCCATGTCCTGAACAAACCGGGCGCGCTGCTAATTGTCAAGCTTGTGGGTTATGCATGCGCGATCAAATGCTGCATGCAAATAAGCGCGTGATCGTATTCGCTGCGCATGGGCAGGGTAGGAAAAAAATGGTGCACCTGAAAACGGTATAGCTACACCCGGTAGAAAATAATAGGCGCGTAACCTTGACGTATACGCGCCTATTATCCTACAATCAAACATCAAACATTGAAGGTAGTACGGGTTATGTTAATTACACTATGGGCGCTAGCTGCCGCAGGGATCGCGGTATTGATATGGGGATTGTACGAAATCATCGTAAACGATGCAGTAATTGGGGGATAGTTAGAAATGACAGTTAATCAGTATTACGCGCTATTTTTTAGCGTTATGTATTTGACAGTATGGGCCGGTGGTTTTCTGATTTACGGTATGCATGATCGCGCTAGCGTGGCATGCTACCGGGCGATCATTTCAAGCGCGAAATTTTGCGCGGGTGTAGCTGCATTTTTGACGCTGCGCTATTTAATCGGTTTGATGTACTAGGATACATGGGGGAAATTATGGATCAGTTAAACGCAATTCACGTTACGATACACCTTAAAGGTGATCGCTTGATGCAACCGTCAAAATGCGCCCATGTAGAATCATGGGGGGATATTGATCGCCTTAAATCCGGTTTAATTGACGCGATCACAACCGGGCAAATAACGCAGGAATTTTTGACGGGCGCGATCATATCGGCTACCAAGCTATCGGAATTTGACACCCGGAAATTCAAATTTGACGGGTTAGAATGGATCAAGGTGTATTGATATGGTGGTATTAATCGCGCTTATTTTGTTATCTGCGGCCGTGCTAGCTGCCGCGATCGCGGGTGGTACGCTATGGCATGCGGCCGATACTTTGGAAAAATATAACGCGGAATAACACGCGTACAAATTAGACATCAAACCGGGCGATAATGCCCGGTTTTTTCCATTTACGGGCATATTCTCACCTGATCCTATAATGCCCGCGTACGGGCAAAATACGCGCCCGTATCGGCTACACGTGCACCCGGTAGTATTACGCCCGTGTAGCTGCAGATACACGCCCGGTAGAATATCGCCCGGTATCGCTGCGGATACCTTGACGGGCAGATAATAAACCCGGTTACATGCCCGCGATCACCTGCAACGATATACACGCTGCAACCCGCTACACGCCCGTATAACGCCCATATACGCCCCGTATACGCCCGGTAGTACTACACGCCCGGTTACACGTCAAGCGCCCGTAATACACCCGGTACGCGATCACCTGCTATCCCTTAATTATTTACATTAGGCTACATGCCCGCATTTACCACGCGCCCGTACATCATGTAGTACGCCCGTGTAGCTGCAGCATTTACCCGGTACGGGTAAACATGCCCGCGATCATATAACGCGCCCGTATGCCCGTTATACGCGCCCGTACGCTACACCCGCTAGCGTTGGCATTTAACGCCCTGGCGTAACAAATGAAAATCCTAAATTTAGGATCACCTTAAATATATATTTCGCGGGCGCTTTTACGTAAAACCGGGCAAATGTAAACAATTGCAGCGTGTCAAGCTTGACGGGTAAATGGCATTTTTATTCTCAGTAAACCGGGGATATCTGGTAAATCCCTCCCCCTCCCTCCCGCGCATTTTCTACATCGTGTCACATGTAGAGGACTGTAACAAAAACGAAAAGGCTAGATCGCAATAGGTAACCCCCAAATTTTCTCACTTTCGCTTTTCATCATTGAGTCACAAGCTTTGATGCTATTGTAAAAAATAGTTGTATTATTTTGTTGTTATTGTGTTTTGTCATCTTGCGTTCGAATTTGTGTAGGACATATATTTAAATATATCTACAAACAAGTAAGAGTTTCGATATTGCTTCTTCTGAAAACTTACTTGTTTGTAGATATATAGTCTAATTTATTTAAGAGTTGGTTGACGTGTTTAGGTCAATGGGGGATATGTTGATTGTATACGTTGTTGTTGGGTGATTGTTTGGATGTTTTGAGTGGTGTTGAGGATTGTAGTGTTGACAGTGTTGTTTGTGATCCTCCTTATGGTTTGAGTTTCATGG